CTTCGAGGTCAGCGGAGTCAGCCGAACGTGTACCCACCAGTTGGTCAGGTCGCGTCGGGCTGCCTTCCACCAGCAATCGCAGCGTGCTTCGTTCATGGGCAACAAGCCGAACGTCCGCATGCCGCAGTCGGTGGCAAGCAACGCCAAGGCCAGGACCGCGTTCCTTGCGGCGCAAACGGCAGCCGAAGAGGCATACCGTATCGCGTGTGAAGAGGACGTGGCCTACCAGGACGCGAGGTTCATCTTGCCAGAAGGAACGGAGACGTACATTCTGTGCGAGTATCCGGTTCGCGAGTTCCTGGCGGCCTACTCGTATCGTGCCTGTTCCATGTTCCAATGGGAGATCATGTACGTGTTCCGCATGATGCGGAACGAACTCGTCATGGCCCACCCGTGGATGGAGCCCTACGTCAAGATCACCTGTGAGAAGACGAAGGTCTGCGAGTTCCAAGGGTGGGAACGGGTGGAAGGGCATTGCCACTTCCCCTGGGCCAAAGAAGACAATCGTCGGTACAAGCCCGATCCGTCTCTTCGGATCGGCTGAGGTCGCCAATGGCTGAGATCCCTCTGCTCCGCACCAGCGAACGTCAGACCTTCAAGCGCTGTCCACAGAAGTGGTACTGGACATACGTGATGGGTCTACGTCCGAAGCGGTTCCGACCAGCCCTCCTGTTCGGTGACCTCGTTCACCAGTCACTTGCGATCTACTACAAGCCTGGGCGCAAGCGAGGCCCGAAGCCGGCACGCACGTTCGAGCGACTGTACATGAAGCATGTCGACGAACACGGCAAGAAGTACGTTCGTGACCTGGAAGGTGACGACCGGGTCGAGATGGGCGAACTCGGCATCGAGATTCTGAACAACTACATCGCCGAGTACGGTGACGATGATGACATCGAAGTGCTGTTCCCCGAGTTCACCTTCAAGGTGCTGCTGCGCGACGTTGGTGGCAAACCGTTCTGGTACATCGGCCGCATGGACGCGCTGATTCGGTGGGTGTCCAATGATCGGACTGGGCTGTTCGAGCACAAGACCGGATCGGAGCAGTTGAAGTCCCACCTAGGCCTCGACGAGCAGGCCGGTTCGTACTGGACGTTCGCTCCCCGGTTCCTACGGCGCAAGCGCATCCTCAAGAAGAACGAAGACATCGACATGATCCTGTACAACTTCATGCGCAAGGTCAAGGCAGATGACCGGCCCAAGGACAAGGAAGGCCGTTCCTTGAACATGGACGGTTCGGTCAGCAAGCGACAGCCGACGCCTCGATTCGAACGCATCCCCGTGTTCCGCGACGTGGACGACCGCATCACCCTCGAGAAGCGTGTTCGTCAGGAACGGTTCATCATTCGGATGGCCGAGGACAAGAAGATCCCCATCGTCAAGAATCCGACGAAGGACTGCTCCTGGGACTGCCAGTTCGTGGAGATGTGCGAACTCCATGAGACGCGCTCGTACTACCAGGACTTCATGCGCGACCAATTCACTTCCGACAACGATCCGTATGAAGACTACAAGGGGAAGGAGGTGAATGTATGGCGACCAGAAAGGCCGGCAAGCCAGCGGAAATCAAGCCGCTGAGCAGGCGACCTCGTCGGTATCGGATCATGCTCTACTCGCATCCAGGAGTGGGTAAGTCTCGGTTGGCAGGCAGCAGTGTCGAACTCGGGCCAACGCTGATCCTCAACGCAGACGGACCAGACGGGCCCGAATCGATGCGAACCGCAGGGTACGACCCGGATACCTGGGATGTGAAGAGCATCAAAGATCTCGACGAGGCGTTCGACTACATCCGACATGGTGGCGCTGATGACTACGACTGGGTGTGGCTGGACAGCATCACCCTGTTCGAGGAAGCGGAGATGGAGGCCATCATGTCCGATCTGGTTCGGAAGTCTCCTCATCGTGACATCCACCTGCCGGACAAGCCACAATACATGTTGCGGCAGAACCACATCTCCAGGTGGGTTCGCAGGATGAAGGGACAACGAATCAACTTCGGGATGACTGCTCATGTCATGAGTGTCGGTGTCGAAGACGAAGACGAGGACCGTGACACGGCACAGTACATGCCAGCGATCCAGGGCGGTCAAGGCAAGTTGTCGTCGAACATGTGCGCCCACTTCGGCATTGTCGGTCGGCTCCACATCGCGAAGCGCAACGTGAAGTTGAAGGGAGGTGATACAGGGAAGAAGAGCAAGCATGTCCTGCAGGTCCAGCCCAGCGAACGTTGGTACGCAAAGGACCGGCTATCGGGGGACAGGCTGGGTTCCGAAGTGGTGGATCCCACGATGGCGAAGATCATCGGTCTGATCGGTGACAGCGGGAAGGAGAAAGATGGCAACCAAGATCAAGTACGACGTGTCAGGAAGCGACCCGGAGAAGGCAGTCCGCGTCGGCGGTGAGTCGCCGAAGCCGGGACGTTACCTGGCCACGATCCAGAGCGCGGAACCGCAGGATGCGGGTGGCGATCCAGATCGTCCGATGCTGGCGGTCCAGTTCGAGATCGACGAGGCAGAGAAGAAGGCGAACGAGAAGTACGCCGGTTCGCCGGCATGGTACAACCTCATGCTCCCTGGTCACCCCTCGTACGAGAAGGGGTCGTTCCTGGAGCAGAAGTTGGACCAGTTCCTCCTCGCCGCAGGGGTCATCACCCCGAAGAAGCGGAAGGGCACCTTCGATCCCGACGATCTGGCGGAGATCCAGATGGTCATCGTGATGCGTCCTCGGAAGGACGACCCGAACAGGACCGAAGTCGGGGCCGTGCTGGCCTACGATGAGGACACCTGGGGTCAGGAAGAGTCCGACGACGAGGACGAAGAGGCCGACGAGGACGAGATCGAGGAGTCCGAGGACGACGAGGAGGAAGAGGAGGGCGACGAGGACGAAGAAGAGGAAGAGGAGCCCGAAGAGGACGAGGAGGACGAGGAGGAAGAGGAAGAGGAGGACAGCGAGTACGAGGACATGACCCTCAAGCAACTCCGCACGGAGTTGGAGGCTCGTGAACTCTCAACGTCGGGTGCCAAGAAGACGTTGATCGCCCGCCTCGAGGAGGACGACGCAGGGGAAGGTGCCGAGGAAGATGACGAAGAGGAAGAAGAGGAAGAAGAGGAACCGGCACCCAAGCCCCGCAAGCGAGCAGCAGCAAAGAAGCCCGCAGCCAAGCGAGCAACCCGCAAGTCCCCTGCCAAGCGATCCACCGCCAAGCGCGGTAGCAAGACAGGCCGGGGAAAAGGTCGTAGCGACTTCCCCTTCAAGTGATCGTGAGGAAGTCGTGAAGACAGATGACATGTCCTTGGCTTGCTACTTGTGGTTCCGAGGTCACGCGATCGAGGAGTCGCAGTGGAACGGAGGTCGCTGTTCCTGGACCTTCGCTGCAACGGCAGAAGAGGACACCAAGTTGTTCGAGCACGGACAAGCGCGGGTTGATCCGAACGCTTACTACGTGGCGTCGGCTGAATTCCGCAAGCAGACATACCGCAGCCGAGGGTAGCCGATGACGACGAAGCGGACCAGAGAGATCTTGGAGCCGTTCCTGTTGGGGAAGCCGTATCCCAACGGGGACTACGATGCCATGTGTCCTCTCCACGAGGCCACGGGTCGTCACAAGCGATCTGCGCGCATCAACTTCGAGAAGAACGTCTGGAACTGCTTCGCGGCATGCGGTGGTGGGAACTTGGCTGGCCTGTTGGCACGGATGCGGGAGCGCGGCCTCCCCGTCCGTGCCAAACGGAAGGTCCGTAGCGGGAAACCTTCCGCGTCGATGTCTCCTGACCAGGTGGACCGTTGGCACCGTTCGCTCATGGCGGACGAAGAGGCCAAGGACTTCCTCTGGCGAATCCGGGGAGTGAACGAGGAGACGATGATCCGGTTCCAACTGGGTTACGACCGGGCCAGCCAAGCCTTCATCATACCCATCACGAATGCCGATGGCTCTCTGTTCAGGGTACGCAAGTACCGTCCGAACGCGCCATCCGACCGAAAGATCTGGTGGCATCCTCGCCTGGAAGGCGCACGTGCACCGCTGTTTCCGGAAGAGACATTGATGGACTCGGAATGGGTGGTGCTCTGCGAGGGCGAGATGGACGCGATCCTGGCTGACCAGTACGGTTTCCCAGCCATCTCAGGAACGGCTGGGGCCGGCACTTGGCATGTTGAATGGTCAGAGGAGTTCAAGGGCAAGAAGGTGTTCATCTGCTACGACCGAGACACCACTGGTGACAAGGGTGCCAAGATGGTAGCGGAACACCTGGAACCGTTCGCGGACTCCATCTGGATCGTCAAGAACCCGTTGGTCAAACAGGGAGCAGACGTCACCGACTTCTTCCTCTATCCACACACAGCAGCCGACTTCAAAAGGGTGCTGCGCAAAGGCAAGTTGTACCAGAAGAGGGTGACCGACCCGATCGACATGGAGCCGGTCCAAGTGAACGTCATGGACACGTACGACAGCCAGAACATCGGTCGTGCGCAAGGCATGGACGTTCTGATCTTGGGCCGGACCAGGGACACCTACGCACTACCCAAGGTTGTCACGTCGACGTGTACCATGGATGCCGGACCGAAGTGCAAGTTCTGCCCGATGTTGCGGAACAAGGGCGAGCACACCTTCGAGGTCAGTCCGTCGAGTCCTGCGTTGCTTTCCATGATGGGGAGTTCTACGCAGTCACAGGACGAGGCTCTGAGGAAGCAGATCAGGGCCGTCAAGTGCGACAGGTTGAATCATGAGGTCAAGTCCTTCCAGACCATCGAGCAGTTGTATGTCCGGCCATCGTGGGACGAGACAACCGAAGGCGACTTCACACCACGACGAGTGAACTCGGTAGGCAAACACAACACCATGCCGAGCCAGGTGGTCCACGTGGTTGGGACGACTTGGCCTGACCCGAAGGAACAGCGGAACGAGTTCCTGGCATGGGAGGTTGCGGAGTCCGAGAACGCTATTGATGAGTTCCGAGTCAACCCTGAGACCGTCAGGACGTTGCGTCAGTTCCGGCCCTGGGGCGAGCAGAGCCCGTTGGGCAAACTAGGAGACCTGGCGACGGACTTGGAGCAGCACGTCACGCGCATCTACGGACGGCTGGACCTCCATGTGGCTGTCAACCTTGTGTTCCATTCCATCATCGCATTCCCTTTCCAGGGCAAACTTGAACGAAGGGGATGGTTGGATGCGCTTGTTGTTGGTGATACGAGAACGGGGAAATCCGAAGTCGCTCAGCGTCTACTTGAGCACTACCGAACGGGGCAGTTCGTCAACTGCGAAGCCGCTACGTTTGCAGGTGTCATCGGAGGACTTCAACAGATGGCTGACCGACAATGGGCTGTCACCTGGGGAGTCGTTCCGATGTCTGATCGACGTCTCGTCGTCCTTGATGAGGCGTCGGGACTGACCCATGAAGAGATCCAGAAGATGAGTGATGTCCGGTCGCGCGGCATCATCAAAATGGCCAAGATCCAGGCAGACCAGGCATGGGCAAGAACGCGCCTGCTTTGGCTGTCGAATCCACGTGACGAGAGCATGGAACGGTACACGTATGGGATCCAAGCGATCCCGCCGTTGATCGGCAACCGAGAGGACATCGCCCGATTTGACTTCGCAATGGCGTTGACCAGTAGCGATGTAGAGATGTCGGAGATCTATCGGCATCCGTCACGCAGGGAACCCCGATTCACCAGCGAAGACTGCTACACTCTTGTCATGTGGGCTTGGTCAAGGCAAGCAGAGAATGTCGAGTGGGAGAAGGGAGCGGAACGTGACGTGCTCCGAGCGGCAGAATGGCTGGGAGAGCAGTATGTCAGCGATCCGCCGCTTCTCCAGGCAGCCAACGCTCATGTCAAGGTCGCTCGACTTTCTGTGGCAGTGGCAGCCTCGTTGTTCAGTAGTGATACCACTGGTCGGCATCTCATCGTACGAAGGGATCATGTTCATGCAGCAACCCGGTTCCTTCACCACCTGTATAGTCGGGAGACTTTCGGATATCACCGGATGAGCGAACGCAGCAGGGCACAGAAGAAGCGGGCGAACCGAAGCATGGACATGGCCAAGCAGTACCTCCTGGAGAACCGCATGCTCATCGAGTTCCTCCAGGGTGTGGAAGGCCAGTTCCGACGGGACCTGGTCGAGCAGATGGTCAATGTGAGCAGAGAGGAGGCGAACGCGATCGTCAACAGACTGTTCGCATGGGGGCTGGTCTCACCGAACGGGTATGCCGTCAAGATGAACCCAGCACTCCATTCCTTGCTTCGAGAGATCGAGGAAGAGGTCTGATGCCAGAAGAAGAGGAGGACGATCTTCAAGGCCCATGGTTGAACATCTTGGGACAGGTGACATGTCACAGGAACCCATGGGATCCGTTCGATGAAGAGATTCTTCTGGAGCCTCTTCCGCCATGGGACTACCTCGAACTAGAGCCTTACGAAGGATGGTGATGACGTTGAACAAGAAACCGCTGGTCGCAATCCTCGGATGCGGACCCGCGGGCCTGATCGGTGCATGGGCATGCGAATACCATGGTGTGCCATTCACGATCTTCAGCCGCAAGGTCAAGTCGGAACTCGGCGGCGCACAGTTCTCG